GATGGTGGCGACATTCAAGATGCGCCGCCGAGAGGTACGCCGAACAAATGAGCGAGTTCGTCGACCTCGAGCTGCAGCTGCCTTGCGAAAAAGACGAGCGCGGCGATACGAATTCGCCCGGCGACGACGTCGGGTTGAACGGCGTGGCATGTCGGGCAATAAGCAACAGTCGTATCAGATTCTGTCGATTGATGCGAGGACACGTTGATGTGAGACCAATCAGAAGAGGGATGCGGTCCACGTGTCGACATGATTGGATAGCAAAAATCGCGCAATGTGGATCCCTTCCAAACTCACGAGAGGTTGAAGGATACTAACAAGTTTGATGAAAGGAGGAAGTTGCGCGATTTTCTGGAGCGGCCTAGCGGGGGGGTCGAGGTCCTTAAATAGACCGATGGTCTTCCGCTATCCGCTGGCGGATGGCAGACAATGTTATCCTGCCATCGCCAGCGGAACTATGAGTCAGCAACGCTTTCGCATCAACGCCCGCTATGTCCTCCTCACTTACGCCCAATGCGGAGACCTGGACCCTTGGGTTGTACACGACGTTATTACATCATTTCCAGCTGAGTGCCTCATCGGCCGAGAAACTCATGCTGATGGAGGTACTCACCTCCACGCTTTCGTGGATTTCGGCCGAAAAGTCGACATCCGAGACCCTCGACGATTTGATGTTGAGGGCTTCCACCCGAATGTACAACCATGCGGTCGAACACCGCAAAAGATGCTCGACTATGCGATCAAGGACGGAGACGTTGTTGCAGGAGGTCTCAGTCCCAGACTCGACGATCGCATTCAGACAGATGGTGATGTGTGGTCTCGAATCGCACATGCTGGATCTGTGGACGAATTTTGGGATCTTGTTCGAGAGCTGGCACCACGAGCGCTTTGTTGCAACTTCCAGTCCCTCCGAGCCTATGCCGAATGGCACTATCGACCCCCGGCTGTTGAGTATCAACACCCCGCGTCCGTTCGACTTAGCACTGAAGGAGTTCCACAACTCGATGAGTGGGTACGTGACAACTTGTCTGGAGCTGGTGAGTAAAGGGCCCCCCCCAGCCCCCCGAGGGGGGAGCTTTTAGGGAGAGCGAGACTGACTCGTGGTGACATTCTTAGTTGGACGTCCTAGAAGCCTGATCCTGTGGGGCGAGACGCGTCTCGGCAAAACCCTGTGGGCAAGATCATTGGGTCGTCACATTTATTGCTGCCTGCAGTGGAACGTCGACGATGTCCGAGCTGACATCGAAGACGCCCAATACGCTGTGTTCGACGACATCCAGGGAGGGTTTCAATTCTTCCCTGCCTACAAGGGCTGGCTTGGCGCACAGCAAACATTCACAGTCACTGACAAGTATCGTGGGAAGACAACCATCAACTGGGGTCGCCCATCCATCTGGCTGATGAATGATGACCCAGAGGAAATTGGTCACGTGGATCTCAACTGGTTGCGTGGAAATTGTACCATAGTTCATCTGACTCAGTCTCTCATTCGCTAATCTAACGCTCATGCCAATAATATGTTCCCTCCGGATTGAACGTGAGAGCTGCATTGCCTGCAGAGGCAGGAACTGCGAGATATGCAATGTCGTAGATGTACATGTCACCGCAGCCTGCCTTGCCCTTCACCGAAACATATGACCCACCCGAGTCCACGACTCCGCCTTCCTCGTCCTCATCGTAAACAAGAGTCCGACCTAGGCGGTGCCAAAACTTGAAGGTCCGAGAATACCCGCTCTCGTTCCGCGGGTTGAAAGTGAATGTCCGATCGTAGAGCAGAGTGACGCGGGACGTGTCTACTTTAGCCGTAAACTCCGAAGACCAATCAAGGCCTTCGGAACCGTCCCACAACACTCGCCTAATCTCTTGGCGTTGATCGCTTGGGGGCTGACAAATGAGGCGTACCATGTCACAGCCCCTGATATCGGTTGTTTTGTCCAAATAGGGATCGAGCCAAGTCGTGTCATTGTAGAGCTCGCGTCCTTTGAAAAGGAACACGACACGTCTCCACTTCCAAACTCCACCCCCTAGAATGTTGACCTCCACGCGTTCCTTGTATCCCACCGCATATGTCACCTGACGATTGCGAGCGGATTCACCGACAGAGTCATAGCCCAACTTCCGAGCAGTAGGCATAAACAATGACGTAAAGCCGGTGCCAGTGGTGATGGGCCCGGGGGTGACACGCCCATCAGGTTCTGCCACGTGTGGCAACATGTTGTCATGTTTTTTGATGGTGGCGACATTCAAGATGCGCCGCCGA